AAAAATATCAATCTGTAATAGATAGAATAGTTGCTAGAACTACATGAAGTTTCTTTTCGCACTGTTCGCTACGCTTTTCTTTGCTCTTCCTGCTTGGGCAGTTGATGTTCAGATGGGTGCCAATGGTAACTTAGTATTTGAACCAGCAGAGGTTTCCATTGCTGCTGGCGAATCAGTTCACTTTATTAATAATATGCTACCACCTCACAATGTGATCGTTGAAGATCATCCTGAGTTGAGCCACGAAGGTCTCGCTATGTTACCAGGCGAAGACTTTGAGGTTGCATTCCCAGAGCCAGGTGACTATACTTACTGGTGTGCTCCCCACAAGGGCGCTGGTATGATCGGAACCGTTCATGTCTCATAAGTATGAACCTATGCCTGCCTGGGTTGCCTGGGCAGGTGTAGGACTGATGATCTTCACGGTCATCATCTTTGTGGTATTTACTCTTAGTGTAATGTACTTTGGATAACATGGAGCACTTATTTGTTTTTGGTTTTGCTCTCCTGTTGACTACAGCAATGGAAGCAACCTTTCCCGTCAAGAAACCTAAATGATGAACCACGCTGATCACTCAACCTACGAACACGTTATTCACATGATTGTTTGCTGTATCATTGGCGTCGGTGCAGGCGCTGCTGCCCTTTGGGCGTACAATAAAATCAAAGATTCTAGAAATCACAACCCATGAACTTTAAAAACTGGGGAAAGGATGTAGAACCACCTGAAAGACTATCAAGAGAAGATGTTCAGGAGATGATCGATGCTGCTATACGAAGGCACAATCGAAATGCTTCCATTATTTCTATGTGTGTTGGTTGGGTGGTCCTTGCTTTATTTGCTGAGGGACTGCTGAGATTGGTTGGTGTCATTCCCCCCGTACTGCCATGGCTGGACATTACCCTGAAGTAGCTGGTATAATATTATTGCTGGTATTCGCAGCAACCATGTTTTATCATGGTACCATGATAATGCGACAGCATCATGGTTATTCCCAGAGATATATAAAGCGTGACATGGAAAACATGCGCCGCAGAGTAGAAGAATTACTCAAAGAAAACGACGATTAGAAATTAACTATGACTTACAATGTTACCCTCCAATCTCCCGATGGCACCGAAACTACTATCCAATGTGAAGAAGACCAGTATATTCTTGAAGCAGCTGAAGAAGCAGGTGTTGACCTCCCTTCGTCGTGCAAGGCAGGCGCTTGCTCGGCTTGCGCGGGAAAACTCATCTCTGGCACCGTAGACAATGAGGAGCAATCCTTTCTAGATGACGACCAACTCGCTGACGGTTGGGTGCTCACCTGTGTGGCATATCCCACCAGTGACTGTGTAATTCTCACAGAGCAAGAAGAAAATCTCTAAATGGAACACTTACTCGGACGGGCACTGCTGATTGTGGCGGTGCCTTTTGTTTTAACGACAATCTATTTCGGATCTAGGAAAGGTGGATACTATGACACCGAACACTATAAGGGAAATGGCACCGCACACTAGACGGCGGTTTCATTTCGCAGCATCATCATTCTCTAGAATGTTTGGCGTTGATAAAGTTACACCCGAGATGATTGACTTTTGTGTGGGGTGGGCAGAGCAAACAATGCCACCTCCACTAGAAGGGTTGAATGAAGTAGACATTTACTTTAGGAGACTATGGGACCTGAGATCGCAATACAACTAGGCATACTCTTCTTCATGTGTATGTTTGGTGTCTTTTTATTTTTAGTTTCTATACTCTCTGACCAATAAATATATTGGGGGCACTGCACAAATGAAACAAACTCTTCTAGTATTTGCCTGCTTTCTTCCGCTAGCAATTATTTTTATTGTAATGAAGCTTGCAGTTTGGATGTCTGCTGTTAATGCTGAGCAAGAATATGTCAGAGAAGAATCATTCAAATCACACGGACCATATGTGGGAAACCCATATGCAGATGTTGACGAGGAGGAAGAGGAGTATGGAGATCGCACAGACTATCGATAACGTTTTGTTTGAATGGTATTCAGAGAGGGGATTGGAAGTCCCCAGATGGAAGCAGACCAGAGACCCTCAGTGGTGGATTGACTATCTAACTGAATTGGGGTATGATGGGAAAAATCCTAAATAAATTTTTGGAGATACATGAATGGAAGAAGTGCTTGGTGTGCATCACATCGCTGAGCTTTGCGATTGTAATGCAGATTTGTTAAACGACTCTAGTTTTATTAGCACTTCCCTTAGGCAAGCAGTAGAACATGCTAATGCTACACTGATTGAAGAAGTTAAATACGAATTCACGCCACAGGGAATCACTGCTGTTTGCCTGCTATCTGAAAGTCATATCAGCATTCATACTTGGCCAGAGAAAAGGTATGCGGCTGTAGATATTTTTACTTGTGGTGACCACACGGCACCAGCACAGGCTTGCAAATACTTGGTTGGTGCATTAGAATGCAAGCAACCAAACATTCAAATCATTATGCGAGGAATCTGATGGAAATTGTAGCGTATACAAACCCTGGTTGTAGTCATTGCACTACATTAAAAAAATTATTTGCCAGAGCAAATGTAGAATATACTAATGTTGTAGTTGGAAATGATATTCCTTTTCAATTATTTCAAGAGAAGTTTCCAAATGCAGGTGGATATCCTCACGTTTTGATTGATGGAAAAGAGGTAGGCGGATTAGTCGAGACTGCTAGATTGTTTCTTGAAAAAGGACTGGTAGAAGCACCGAAATGACATGGAAACAGGTGAAGAAATCTTTAACTTGGTGAATGTTGCTATCGACACAGCAATCACACAGCAACAATATAAATTAAACGTATATGATTTTGCAAAGACTGAGAAGATGAAGAGAAAAGACATGCTTCATTTTCTTGGTAGTAGTTTGGTGTCACAGATTAGAGATGAGATTGCACACCTGGACATGTATTTGAATGGTGGACCAGCAGACCTGACTGAAGTATATGGATGGATGGGTATTCCTCGTGCTACTAAGTATCGAGATTATCTTTATAAAATGATTGAGGATGCTGAGCGTTATGAGAAAGAAAGGAGACCAGGAAGGAAACCTGGCAGCAAGGCCAAGAAGAAGACAGGAGTTGCAAATAAATAGAGGTGTGGAGTTAATGCTTCGGAGGAAAGTAGTTAGTCCGCCAGACAGGTCTGGCATTTTTTTCAGTAAAACTTTTACAATCCTCCGAAGACAATTCAAAATTACTTTTGAGTCTCAGAGGATTGACAGAAACAATTCAGAGGAGTAGACTCATGGAAGCAACAGCACCGTTTTTGTTTATCGCATTTTTCCTTACTGTTGGTGCCTT